GCTTCGTTTAAATCATTAGCCGCAGTAATTACTTTTGCAATATCTGTAGCAACTGTTGAAATGTTACCTGCGTTTGTGGCAACTGTTGTAATGTCTGCTGATATTCCTGCTAGTGTAGTTATGTTTGCGTTTTGACCTGCTACTGTATTTATATTGGCATTGTTTGTAGCTACAGTATTTATATTTGCAGAATTAGAAGCTACTGAATTTACGTTAGCGACATTAGTTGCGACTGTATTAACATTAGCAATCGCACCACCTACTGTATTTACGTTAGCTATATTTGTAGCAACTGTACCAATATTAGTATTAGCACCTGCAACTGTTGTAATATTTGCATTAGCACCAGCAACAGTCGCTATATTATTAGTTGGAGATATTTGACCTGCAACTAAACCAATATTTGTATTAGCTGTTGCAACAGTCGCTATATTAGCAACTGCACTTGCAACTGTAGAAATATTATTTGTAGGAGTAATTTGACCAGCTACAGCAGTAATGTTTGCATTAGCTCCTGCAACAGTCGTAATGTTAGCATTTGCTGATGCTACAGTATTTATATTAGCATTATTACCAGCTACAGTATTTACGTTAGCTATGTTTGTTCCAACTGCATCTACGTTAGCTATACTTACTGCTACTGTATTAATTTCTGATACTGGTTCTAATAAATCTGAACCTACAGCATTTACATTTGTTAAAGCAGAATTAACTGCATTAACACTAGCTATGTTTGAATTTAAGTTTGTTAGTGTTGCTTTATCAGCAGTTGTTAGCCACGTGTCTTCTAAATATGTTTTATTTACTGCATCGTTGGCATTAACTGGGTTAGCTACGTTTTTAATTACTTTTGAATTTGCGTTGTACTTGTTATCTGTATCTAATAATAAAGCATTATCAGCTGTGTCAAATGCTTCTTGTGATATATAAAATAACTGGTTGCTATCTTGATCTAATATAGCTTCAGTAATTGTAGACCCATCTTGATAATCTACTAATCTTGTTGAACGACTAGATGATCTAGAAATAGAAATAGAAGTTCCGTTAGCTGGGGCTGAAGTAAATTGTATTGTTGAACTAGTTGGAAACGTATAATCTGTTCCAGCTGTTTTAACTACGTTATCTACTTTTACTATTACGTGAGAAGATGTAATGTAAGGGAACGTAATTGAAAATGTAGTTGTACTCCCATTTCCAGTATAATTGACTATTGCAAACGACATATTTTATTTGTTATTGTTAATTAATATAATCTTACTCTACCTTCATCTGGTAGAGGAGAGTTATCTATAAATAAATTTAAAGCATTACTTATTCCGAAACTATTTTGAAATGCAATTAAACGAACTAATCTTCTAGCATCTATTTTAGAGAAACTATAATTATCTCTAGTTGCTTTTAAGAAAGACCCCATAACATCAAAACCAGATGATGCTAAATCATAAGTAGGGTTACCAGTAATTAAATTAATTTCTAGTCCACTACTTCTAGTATTAAATCTATATTCAGGAGCCATCTGTGATGTTGCTAAATCTGCAAAGCTAGGTATTAATGAAGACCAACCAGTTCTTTGAAATGCAGCTAATCCTAATTTAGAATAATCGCCTTCTTTTCCAAATCTTTTTTCAAAGTATTCACGTTTCTGAGCATCACCCATTCCAAGAGAATTAAATTGAGTTTGTGCCATATAAGCTAAAGCAGCTAACATACTAGTATATGAAAACATACTAAATGTTCTAAAGTCTCCTAAAGCAACGTTATGTAAAAATTGTTTAGACCAAGCAGTCATTACAAACTGTCTGAATTGACCCATTGTTTTACCAACAGTAGTGTCCCCAAAAAATCTATTAGTATCTCCTATAAAATTATACTGAACAGCTCTTTTAGCGTGTCTATTTATTCTATTAGCAAACTTACTTAATAATTCTGTATCTTTCCAGTTAGCAAAATTAAATTGTTTTACTTTAGTGCCCCAAAATGTTGTTTCAGTTGTTACAGCACCATTTGTAAATTCTTTAGCAAATCGTTTTAATTCTTCTGGTGTAAATCCTAAAACTTTATATCTATTTAAATTAACTTTAGTAAAATCAAAATTACTTTGTTTTAATTTAAACATATCATCAGCAAACTTATCAACGAAAGTTCTGATTGCTAGTTTTCTTAAAAATGTATCTACTGGAGTAAGACCTGAAGTCCAAGTTGTAGCTTTCTCAGCTGCACTTAACCAGTTACTAGCTTTACCAGCTATTCCCATAGCTTGTGTAGCTGTATTTTGATCTAGTGATTCTCCTACGTGTGCTATTCTATATAAATACTCATCACCATTACCAACATTGATTGTTGCTAATTCTTTAAAGAACGAACTTTGCATTGGTTTGCCAAGTCTCATTTCTCTAACTATATTCCCAAATTCTGGGATATTTTGTATAAAAGTTTTAATACCAGCACTAGAAATGACTACCCCAAGTTCTGGTATAGAAGATATACCTACTTGGTTTAATACTCTAATAAAGTTGTATCTTCTTAAATTTCTTGCTACAGTAGCCAATGGTTTTGAAGGATCTACCTCAGCAGATCTTCCCATTATATTTTCAAATACACTTCTAATTGTTTTAATTTCTTCTTCTGCTCTAATTCTTTCTAAGAAATTATTTTTATCGTAATTATCTTCTATATCTTTAATAATTCTATTAGAAGTTTCATACCACTCATCTCTACTTTTAATTCCTAATCTTTCAGATAAAGCAGCCCAACCAGACATTTCTTGGCTGTAATCATTAAACAATAAATCTACATTATTATCGTAAAGTTCATCTAATCTAACTTTTTGACCTTTAATTGTAGTTTCAAAACCTTCGTTTAATTTAATTCTTTCTGTTAATCTACCTGATGTTAAAGTTTTAACTACACTAGCTAAATTATCAGCCATTTTAGTTATATCTTCGTCTGGTAAATGTGCAAAAGACTCTTTGAAAAACTCTTTTAATTTTTCTGGGTTTTTAATTCTAAGTAATGCTTCTAAATCAAAACCACTTTGTCTTCTAGAATTTTTTAAATAACTAACAATAGCATCAGCCATTAACTGAGCTCGTTCTGGGCTAATGTAATCTGGGGAATCAGCATTACCAGCCATCTTCTTTAATTCTTCTTCTCTAATTTTCTTTTCCCACTCTTGACCAAGTTTTTGATCGTCTGGTAAATTCTTATTAACTTTTTTTGTTTTAATTTCTTTTACATTAAGAGTAGCTTTTGTTTCTGCATCTTTAGCAACAGACATATACTTTTGTCTATTTAAGATAGCCCCAACAATTAAATCTCTAATTCCGTCGTCTTGAATTTTAGCTCTTAATATTTCATAGCGTTCTAACGACATACGTCTAGGTATGTAGCCCCTATTTATATTAAACTCAGAACCTTCTATTCCTTTTTGTTTTAATATTTTAGCCCACTCTTGAAAAGCATCTGCATAAGCATTTGCTGCTTTAGCTATGTGTGGGTTATTTAATAGTGCTCTGTCAGCTTCGTTTTTATTTAATGGATCAAAAGTTCTAATTGCTCTAGTAACTTTAGTCATAAAGTCTTGACGAGCTGTAAAATTTACATTTCTTTTAAACCAACCAGCTAATCCAGTAAGACCTTGTTCTTTTAAATAGTCGTTCATAGCTTGTCGTACTATTAACGAAACGCTATTCATAGCTTTGTGTAAATAAGCGTCTTTAATAACTTCTACTGTATCTGGTTGAGCAAGTATTCTTTCTGAAATTCTACCCTCACCTTTGTAAGCCCAGCCTATGCTGTCTTCTAACGTATTAAAACCAAATGCTTTTGCTAATAAAGATTTGCTACTTCCTAAAGCACTAGATTTTGATATTGGTAATAACCATAAAAGAGGAAAGTTTCTAGCGTTAGGGAATATAAGAGTTTTATCAACCACTACACTAGAATCCATTACATCTGATGTATTAATTACATCATCAGCAGATATTTTAGATGTTTTTAAATCTGAAAAATATTCTTGACCTTTTTTAGTTAATTTAGTTCCTTCTTCAGCTATTTCGGCAGCCTCTATATCTTTAGCTACTCTAGATAATTGTGCTTTTCTAATTGCAGATATACCGCCTCCAAGAGTACCACCTAAAGCAGCTGCAACTAATACAGTATTTAAATCAACACTAGGACTTTCCATAGCTACAGCGGAAGTTAATATACCTTGTTCTGTACCTACAATTAAACCAGCTTTAATAAATCTTTCTGTTCTACCAACTTTAGACAAATAAGAACCAGCACCAGTAATTTTACCTACAATACCAATACCAGAAGCTAAAGAAACTGGGTCTAACATATATGAACCAATATCAACTGCTAAACCTTTCCAACCCATTTTAGCCAACTCAGCTCTTTGATCTTGTTCGTATTTAACTCTATCTACTAAAGTTAAGAAATGTGGCATTGAAACAGCACCAACAAAATAATCGTAATAATTTGAAGAAATATTATTTTCTGCTAATATTTTTTTAATTTCCTGTTCATTATTAGTTAATGAAAAAGTAGGATCTGGTTCAAAAGCTGGTGCAGTAACAGTTCTCCAAATACTAGGTACAACCCAGTTTAATTTAGAAGCTATAGCAATACCCTCAAACATATTAGGAGCTTGTTCTGGTTTGTATTGCCAAGTTTTAAAAACTCTATCCATATATAGTTCCCCATCAACTTGTTGTGGGTTTAATGGATCACTTACTAATCTTAAGTTTTTTTTTAATGCTTCATCTGATATATTATTAACTATATAATCAGCCTCTGCATTTCTTCTTGTTGTAAAATTATCTCCAAAATTTCTTAGTTCATTTACCATAGCTTCACTATCATTGTTTAGTGCAGCGTCAAAAAATCTAGGTGTTCTTCTAAGATCTCCGTATTGATAACCAACAGAAGCAATAGCTGTTTGTACTGCTGGGTCTAACATTTCAAAACTGTAGTTTTTCTTCTTTGAATTGTACTGATTAACTATGTTATTTTCGTAATAAGACCTAACAGAAGTATCTAAATCTAGTGCTTGTTCATTACTTAAATTTAAATTACCAGCTACTTCTTTAGCTTTAGCTCCCTGAAGTCCAATGTACGGACTAATAATATTTAATATACTTTGATCTTTAAAACCAAAATTTTTAATTGCTTGTTCAGTTTGTTGACCAAGATCAAACCCAGCACCTATAGTTACACCAGATTTATCACTACCTTCTGGTACATATCCAGTAGTTTGAGAGCCACCTTCTTTTTCTTGTATGAAATCCCAATTTATATTAGCCATATATTAACGACCTAATCCTTTTCTTAATTCAAGTAAAGATTCATCTGTTGTATTAAAATTAGTAAATTCTTTTATAGCTTTATCTTTTCTTTGTGCTAACTTTAATTTTTCAGTATCTTTTTGTTGTTTTGTTTGCATATATTTATCTTGTAAAGTAGATAAATTAAACATTAAAATTCTTTCTTCCCCAGTCTTACTTGTAATCATAACTGGCTCAAAATAATTAGTACCATTATTATACGTAAAATAAGCAGTTTTATTATCTGGGTTTATTATAAATTCATAATCCTTTAAATTAAAATTAGTATTTGGTATTTCATTTGGATTATTTTTATAATACTCTTTAAAGAATTTATCTTTACCAAAATCTCCATAAGTTTTTGAATCAATTACAGTTGGCTTAGGTAAACTATCTTTTACTAAATTAAATGCTTCTTTTTTAAAATCTTCGTAATCACCCTCAGAAATATTTAATGCTTTTAATTTACTTTTTGAAATATATTTACCACCTTTATCTTGAAAGAAATAAGTATCAATATATTGTTTAGTTAATTTATCTATATCTTTACCACTAGAATCTGTACTTTTAAAATATTGTGCAACTCCATAAACTAATTCTTGATTGTATACAGTTTTTAAATTTGTAAATGTACTACCAAGTTTATTTTTTTCGGCATCTGTTAAAGGACTAGTTTTTGTTGACTGTTCTAATTGACCTATTTTAGGGATTATAGTATTTATGTTTTCTCCATTTCTGTAAAACATAGTTGCCATATTCCATTTAATAGCATCTTTATTATTTTCTGATCCATCAAAATAAGTTGGTAACGCACCAACGCTATCTAGCATTAAAGCTAAATTAAAAGCAGCCCTATTGTCATTAGTTACGACAGTACCAATAGGTCTATTTAATATTTGTTTAATTTGAGGTATAGGTCTATTTGTACTTAAATTTGGTAATAAAGCTCTAGTAGCTTCTTGAATAGCTTGACCATCTGTTAAACCAGATGATTTATATTGATTAACTAAATTATCAAATAACTTACCTGATTGTTTTTTGTAATCTTCATCGGATATAGTTGAAGTTGTATTAGTTTTAAATCCTTGATAAAATTGTTGAGTTTTAATAGACTCATTTAATTTTTCTACTGTTTCTATAGCTCTAGCAGTAAATTTAGGATTATCAATAATTGGAGGAGTTCCATCTGCTTTAGGATTTATTATTTTTTTAATAAATAATGGAGAATAGTTACCACCCATAGCAGCGTGAGCTGAAGCCTGTACTAAAAATATTTCGTCAAATTGTGATTTAGTTAAAGCTGGGTTTAAATTTCTTTTTAATTTTTCAAATTCTTCATCAAATCTTTTTTCTAAATTATTTTGTATATACTCTTGTTTTCTTGGTAAATAATCTTTACCAGAAGTTTCAACAGGAATAGTATCTCTAAATTCAGCATCTAATTGATCAATAACTTTATCTGGTAAATTTCTAAATTGATAAGCAAGATCAGCAGACGATCTATCAATTAATTCTTTAGATTGAAATTCAAATTCTTTTTCGGCAACCCATTTTTGAGTTTGTTGATTTTCTTTTTGGAAAGCAGCTTGAAAAAATGGATCTTTTTTATCTTTAATATAAAGACTAGAAACTTCAGCGTAATCATTTTGCCAGTTATAGTCTGGGTTGTTTCTGTTTTCTAAATAACGTTTTTTAAAATTATTAGAAAATTCTTCATTAGCATTAGCTGCGTATTGTTTATAGGCACCTACTCTAGCCCAACCATTGTATATATCTGGGAATCCAGCTTGATGTGCTTTTCTAGCGTCTTCTAAAGTCATTCCGTTAACTTGGTTAGCACCAAGTACGTAATCTTCTTCAGCTTGTCTTTCTAAATCTTTTTTAGCTAATTCTTGTATTCTAGGATTAAATTGACCAAGTACATCAGATAAAACTTCTAAATCATTTTTACCAGTAGGTAGTGGTGGGTTTTTAATATCTACTGTTTTAATATCTGGTACATCAGTAACACTAACATTAATACCTAAATCTGTATTTATTTTTCTAGGCATTATGAACTACCGCTGTAAGCTGTTGGGTTTAATAAATATTCTGTCATACTATTAGCACCGTCAAATTGAGTATTAGGAGCTTTTACACTTGCATATGTTAAAGCTATATTTCCAGCAGCTTTGAAAGCGTATGGTAAAATAGAAGGTCTAACTGCTCTAGGTAAAGCTAATACTTGATTAACGTAATTTCTATTTTGTGCTTGTCTGTTCTCGTCAATAGACCTAACATAGTTTTCATAATTACTGTCAATAGTTGAAAATGCAAAACCTTTAGCTCTTTCAATATCGCCTAATAATGTATCTACTATATTACCACTAATTCCTTTTTCTCCTATACCTACTTTAGCTTCTCCGCTTACTTTTTTAGCTTTAATACTAGTTAAAAATTTTTGTTGAGATAATTTTTCAGTTTCTCTTTCTTTTTTTCTAATTAAAGCATTATCTGCATATATTGCTTCGTTTCTAATTCTAGTGGCAGTTGCCTCTGCGTTAGCATTAGTTGCTTTAGCAGTTGTATTAGCATTATTAAAATCGTTTACTGCATTTGCTACTTGAAATACAGCATATGCTTCTGGTGAACACATAATTTAAAAGTCCTCTCGTTTTTTCATAAAACCATAAAATTTAACGTTGTTAAAATATTTGTCGTTGATAATTTTAAACCCACAATATTTAATCCAATTAATATGTAGACTATTTCTACTGTCTATGTAATTAAATAAAACAGGAAATTTAGATTGCATCTCATCAACCCTATTAATGCAATTCTTAATAAAAGTTTTTTTTATTTTGTATAGTTCATTAGTACATAATAAATACGGATAGCCTATATGATTATTATGTGGAGATTTAGCCACCCCATAAACACCAGCTACTTTATTATTTACTAAAAAACTTTTAGCATAACTTGATTTTAAAATACTGTCTTTTAGTTTATTATATATTTGAGTAGTACCAGTTATAGTCTCTACTTCTAATCTATCAGCTTTTCTTAAATTAGCTGCTAAATCTATAATATCAAATGCGTTAGTATTTCTTTCTTCTATATTCATTATAAAGCTATACGTGAAGATAAAATTGTAAATAATCCTTCCCACTCAGCTGATAATAAATTACAAGGTAAATAGCTATCGCTTGTTATTTCTATTTCTATATCTTTATTTCGACATTGTATAGGCAACTGAAAATCTCCGCTTTCTAAAACTGGTTGACCTAATATAAAATTACTAGAACCAAGTATTTGTCCAGTAAATTTATGTATACTAGTTGTTCTAGCTCTTGGATATAAAGTTACTGTAAAATAACCAGTATCTCCATAAACCAATTTTAATTTTTTAAGTTGTAATCTACCAGTATTAATAGTAGATGTCGAGCCAGTACCTTTTTGCTCTCTAACATAAAAAGTAGAAAATCTATATTTAAATGTATATTTATTACCTACATAGCACGGGTTAGTTGAATAATTACCGCTTACAACAACTGTAGTTGAAGTAGAAGATACAATATCTATTAATCTACCTCTTAATGAAGAAGACCACGAACCACCTAAAATTACATTTTTAGTATTAGTATCTGGATAAGGTAGTGTAAATGTAGTTTGATTAGTACCTGAATTATATGTTCCTGTTAATAATACTTTTCTATCTAATAAAACTGGGAAATTTAAATTAGTATCTACTTCGTTTGTTTTTAAATTTATTTTCTCTAAATAAGTTCCGTCTGTTCTTTTTATAACTAAATAAAAAAATGTTTCTATAACATCTCCGTCTAATAATACAGTACCAGTTGGGAATGTATATTTAGACCAAGATTTTTGTAATGATCTATTATTAGCGTCAAAATAAAATTTATAGACACCTAAAGTATTTTTTTCATCACTACAAAAAGCAAATATAGTATTTTCAGTAGTAGATCCTCTTAATGATGTAACTCTACCAGTTAAATATCTAGGTACATTTATAGAAGTATCGTTAGCTTCTTTAGTTAATAAATCTTGTGAAATAAAGTATTCACTAACACCAGCATAACTTCCTCTTTTAAAAGCAAAGTAAACGTTTTTACCTACTGGTATTGGTTTACATATTGGATCTATTTCATATTCCGTAGCTTGATTAATAGATACTGTTTTAGAAGTTAATGTTTCTTCTGGTTTTAATAAAAATTGTGTTTGGTCAGCGAATAATAATAATTCTTCATTTAAACTAACTGCATATTTTAAATTAGAAACTCTATTATGACTAACTGCAACATCTACTGCATCATCATCTAAAGATGTAGTAACTGTTTCTGGGTAAAAAGTAAAAAACTCACTTACTTTAGAAAATATAACATTCTCATCTGATAAAAAACCTAATCTATTTCTGTAAAAGAAAATATCTTGAATTTTATTATTAACAAAAGACGGATCACTAGCTGTTACAGTATCTCCACAAGTTCTTCCATTATAGACTGGGGTAGTGTAAGTTGTTGCACTTACTGTATAAGTAGAACCATCAGCTTTAGTAAATCTAAAATTACCGTCAGCAGTACGTATTAATAAATGTGGTAAAGTAGCTGTGTTAAAATTATTATCTATACCAGATTTAACAGTTTCAACCCAAGCTGAGCCGTCCCAGTAAACATAATAATTATCAAATTCTGTACCTTGATCTCCAACTACTTCTACTTCAAAATTAGTATAACCTTTATATGGTAAATCAGAAAAACTTTTTATTTTATCTTTTACTAAAATTAAACCATCTCCACCTAATCCGTCTGATACTGAAGCAGTAAATGTTCCTGTATTTTTAGAAAAATAAATAATAGAACCATCTCTTACTATTGTATAACCAGTAGGAAATGCTGCAACTAAATCATTGTATAATTCTGTTGCTATGTTATCTGTTGTAATACTTGATCCGTGATTTGCATTACTATTATCTAAAGTAGTATAACTAGCCCTATTAACACCATCAATATCAATTTTATAAGTAGTTGAATATTGACCGTTTTTAACATAAAAAATTGCTTCTGCTGGTCTAGTTGATGTAGTTGTACCAGACTTTGTAACAGTAATAGTTTTATTAACTATAAATGTATAGTCAGCAACTGTTACTAAATTTATATCTTCTAAAGGATTTGTTGTTGTTAAATAAGTTAATGAAGGTGCTACTACAGTTTTTTGAACACCATTTAAATCATAAACTTTTATAGATCCGTTATTAATTAATACTGTATAACGTTCTGTTGAATCTCTATTAATAAAATGTACTTTACTATTTTCAAAGGTATCTGAATTTAATTTTGCTATGTGTATTGTTGGTGGGCGTTTACCTAAACCATATACAACATCAGATAAACCGTTTTCTTGTATTTCTGCTTGATTAGGTAATCTTACTGTATCTGGTTGTTGAGATACCCCATTTAACAAATTGGGAATACTTGTTGAAATTAATCTTGAAGCCATTATTCATTAATAATTGAAGATTTGTTTGGTTGATAATTTCCTCTGTCTACTACTCTGTAAACATCATAATTACCTGTAAGAATATTATGACGACCTATATCTCCTTCTGTTTCTTTTAAATTCATATAGGCTTGTAGTTCATCAATTTCGTGAAATTTATGTAATTCAGTAGATACTAACATTCTATCTTGGAAAATTCTAGATGCTCTTATCATTATATAATGTCTAGCTACTTCTGGTAATTCTTCAAAGTCTAATAAAAATACTATATTAACTTTTACTGTGTTTGTTATTGTATATGTGTTATTTACTCTATCGTATAATTTTCTATTACGTTCTACGTAATTATATACTCTAGATGACTCAGCTAATTCTACTCTTAATGCGTTAGCTGGTAAAGAAATTTCATTGTTATTATTAGGTACTAAAGAATAATTAATATCAG